TTAATGATTTTTGAAGTTCATCGACTTCCATGCCGGTTGCCTCAGCAAGTTTCTTTCTCGCGAGATAATCCATGTCATTAAATTCGCTAACACTGCCGACATTGCTTAATACTTCCTTAGTTGCGCCGGCAATATCACCCTCCAATGCCAATTGACGAGCTTTATCTAAATTAATTTGCTTTCCTGTCAATGCCTGGAATTCAAACTGCGATGCGATAGACGATTCAAAGTCTAGCAATGAGTCACTTACCTTAGCCATTGTTGCTAATGATACGCCCATCTTCGCTGCTTCGATAGCAGCCTTTTTTAACGCTTTAACATTACCGCCAAAGAATTTAGCAGTTGCTCCGGCATTCTCAGCGATATCGGCAGTAACTGTGCCTACATTTACACCGGCCTTTAAAGCTTCTGCTGCTAACTCTCGCTGCATTGACACTGCCTGATCTGACGATGCACCCATCGTTACAAATGCTGTATTTACCTTCGCGGCCTGTTCAGCACCATAACCAAATGACTTTCCTATATCGGCTATGTTACGTGCAGTATCAGCCGACATCATAGCTGTCGTACCAAATGCATTTGCAGATTCTTGTTGTACTGCCAATATGTCTTCCGTACGTGCTAACTGTGTACCAAATTCAGTCGATGTAGCCATAGCCTCTTTTCTTAGCTGTGTCGCCTGTGCTACAGTAATACCCATATTTTTTGCAGTTTCACGAGATTCTTTTTCAAAATCTGCTGCAAAGCTTACCAATTTTTTAATAACCACAACAGCCGCTGCTATAGCAGCAAGAGTAAGTACGAAAGGGTTTGCCATCACAGCTGCGTTAAATGCTAACATTCCAGCTCGTAAAGCTTGCAACGGCCCTGCTCCGGCTTGCAAAGATTTTCCTATGGCTGCCATGCCTTGGCTTGCCGCGGCCTGTAATTGTTGTTTTAATTGATCGCCGCCTAGTGCTTTAAATATTATATTACCGCCCGGAATGCTACTAAACACAGATTCAATGTTATCTGCTATACTACTAGCATAATTCATCGTCTCTTGAAATATAGGAGCTAAGTCTGACCCAGCAATTGCTTCCATATTACGTGCAATTTGTGCTGTTGCTTTAGCATCTGCTATTAGTAGCTCACCAGTCTTTTTACTCAGTTTGCCTTGCTGCATCTGAAGTTTATACTGTTGTACTAATATAGATGTTACATCACTAGCCTTTTTACCTATGCCTTCAAATTCATGACGATTCTTTACTAGATCGCGTTGCAATGTACTTACGATATCGATTAACTCATGTTCGTTATCAACAATCCGTTTTTGAACATCATCAACGCCTTGATATGCACGTTTAACAGATTCGATACGACTGAGCATTTTGGTCATAGCAGCAACGCTTCGATCAGCTGCATTTGCAAATTGTCTTGCTATCTCCAAGCTCTCTTGGTCTGAAAGTTGCCCTTCCGCTTTGAGTTGATTAAGCCGTTCCTGTAACTTTATTTGAGCTTCTGAATCGGCCATTTATTACTTACATTTTGGGTGATCTGGATTTCTACTACATAATGACTTCATTATGTCATTAAGTCGTTCGTGATAATTTTCTAGATCTATTAATGCGGTTTGTAGTTCTACATCGTCTTTAGCTAGATCGTATGCCTTTTTATATTGCTTTTTAATTTTTCGACGCATGAACAATTTTGCGACCGATGCTAAGACGCTCTCATTCATGTTAATTTGCTGCAACGCGCGTTTCTCTAGCTTATTCATAGGGCATCCTTTTTTATAAATATCAACGACGGCCTATTTTAGGTGATTTGTTTTTAATTTGCCTCATCTGCTTTTCATGTTCCTTTTTCTGGTCTTCAAACATTTTAGACATCTTACGTATATAGTAGACACGTAAATATACTGGCATGTTGTACACGTCAGAATATGAAAAGCCGCCTTGACTATGATATACTAGATCAAATATATGATCTTGTTTTATTACTTTATAAGTTGGCGTCAGGCCAAAAAAGGTCCAATCCAACGTTAACGTCGCAGTGAAATGTATCCCCGGAATCTCCGTCCGGGACATCAACTTCCAATACAATATCAGGAGTGATTGATTTTATATATTGACGTAACGCTCTCGAATCAATAGCTAATAAATGGTTATCAACAAACTTACGAATCACTGCCGTAGAATCATCGCCATCAACCTCTATAATAATATACTTCAATGTAGTGGTCAATGACGCTTCTTTCTTAACCTTTGCCAATCCTTTAATTTCAGCATCAATCTTTCTTTGAATGCCTTGTGTCAATAAACGTATCTTTACTTTACGTTGAGATACTGGCAATTGAAAATCGAACTCATTAACGCCATCTTTATACGTTGACCAATCAATTTCTTTAGCTTCCAATGTAGTTAAATCGACAGTATGCTTAACTTGTTCGCCTGTATTTGGATTAGTAACGGTTATTGGATAATCTTTTCCGTATCCTAACACACGCGCGGCTATCATAATAGCATTCTTATCACATAACAACAAATCATTGTAATCGACTTTTGTCACAATCAATGACTGAAACAACTTATCTAAAACTACTCCGTTCTGAATAAATGATTGATTGGTAAGGATATCTTCTTCCTTAGCAGTCATATACTTCATTTCAATTGTACCATCTTTCAATGGATGGCCGTCAGGATATAATTTTCCTTTACTTGGTAATTGCACAATCTCAGTTGGAAAGTCATATGCCTTTGGGGTCTCTTCGTATTGCGCAGTTGCAATAGCTTTCAACTCCTCATTGGACATATCAGTATGTTTTTTGGGATAATCGTCGTTAACTTTTTGTGACATAATATTCTCCTTTAATAACTTATTACTTTTATATAAATATACGTACAATGATTTATGACATTGTCACTGTACGATCATTATACTCGCTTTTGAGATAGTCTTGTAACTTTACATTTAGATGGCAACTGTATAATCTCTGTTGGGAAGTCGGTTGCGATAGTCATATTCGCTTCTGCATGTTCGACAGCTAACTTCTTTAGCTCATTGTCAGATACTGGGTATTAGTCGTTTACTTGGGGCATAACTTGTTTTTAAATTTAAAATTAGTCTTCGAAAGATTCTAAGTCTTCAATAATTACTGTTAAATCTTCTATAAGTTCCTTGCATGCCTCAATCACATCATCCACGCCTTCTCCGCCTAGGAAGTATGACCCGCGACGGGCATTTTCAATTTCATATGAAAGATCTTCTGCGTTACTCAAAACATCCATTAAGCCTATTTCTTTAAAGAAATCTCTATTCCATCCATCGTCTTCATCAAATGCTTCTTCCGACCAGCTGTCCGGTGCTCTCTCATCTAATCGCTTAAGTTCTTCATTGATCAATTTCCTTAAGCTATTAACAAATAATTCTTGCTTAGACATATTAACTACTTTTTATTAGAATTGCAATACTGCGTAATCGTACTTAAGTGTCAATTCAATGTTAACTGGATCTTCTGTCGACCAATCCATATCTCCAAACGTTGCAGATGATATGAAAGCTCCTTTCAAAGTCCATTCTTCAACCTTATCACCTATAGGGCCTAGCGAATTGAAAGTAATGTCTTTCTTATAAAAGTCGGAATAACCATCTCTACCTGTTACAGACTCGTGATGTAATCTAACCCATTCCATCACCGCTTGTGCTCCTGACGGAACAACTGGATCATACAATGTTACTGTTACATCTTGCCATCTAGACTTACCTTTCAACTTTCTTTCAACGTTGATGTGGTCTAGGATAACTTCACCTTGATCAATTGATGGTCTACTAGCTGCCTTAATTAGGTATGCTGGTATTCCTTCAATATACATGATGAACCTATTAGCCATCTTTGGCTCATAAGCTGTATAAAATATTTCGGTCGGGTCGAGTAGTTCTGCCATCTTATTTTACTCCATTTCTTTTATATAAATATGTGCCATTCATTATTCTGGGAACGATGCGCCTGTCGGCATCACATTAAAGTCAATAATAATAAACTCAGCCGTTCTTGCAGGCTGTAGGAATATTTGACCTACTAGCTGGTTTCTGTCAATTACATCTGGAGTGTTATTTGATTCATCCATTCTAACTTCAAATGCATACAACCCTTGACGTTGTTGAACATTTTCAAAGTATGGATTAACAATTGATAGGAATCTATTTCTTGTTGCCGCAGTATTATTTTCAAATACTAGGAACTTACTAGTTGAAGCAACAAATTTCTTAGCTGCAATCAATAAACGTCTTACATTAACTCTATCTAGTGCAGACTGTTTCTTTTGTGTTGTATATTGTCCATATACAACTACTCCTGCATTAGGGAATGTCGCAATTGGATTAAGATTGCTATCAGCCATTGTATCACGGTTAGCTGTAGTCAACTTACGTTCTGTCGCAATCGCTATATCAATACCACCTCTATTCAATCCAGCTGGGGCATACCATGGAGCAGCTACTTTATCATTAAATGCATATACTGAAGGAATCAGTACTGATGCTGGCACCCATACATTACGTCCCAAGTCATTATCCGGAACTTTAACCCATGGCCAATATTCAGCAACATAGCTAGAATCTCTTGATTCAGCTTTTGTAGCAGCTTGCGCTATTGTCTGTCCATATTCAACTGGATCAGCAACTAGGAAACAATCTCCTCTGGACTCAACCATTGCAATAGCTTCAGTGATTACCGGAGCATGATTTGCAAAGTTATCTACCAAGCCAGGAAGTACTAGCAAATTAATATCATATTCATCTTGGTTCTTAAGCAATCTAATTGCATCAATATACTCTTGAGAACCATTTGCATCAAATGTAATACCTTGAACATTTGTGTTTGAAATACTTTCATTAAAGGCCTTTGGATGAAGAACGGTACCGTCAGAACCTCCTGTAAATCCTCCTCCTACTGAACCTGAGCCTGTTTGCGGCAAACTTCCTGATAAGTTGCCGTCTCTAATAGTACCATTAGAATCTAGGTAATTGTATGTATTTGCAATATTTGAAACTCTTACATATTTAGACTTATTAGGGAATGAACCTGACAATTGCAAAAAGGGATCAGATGTACCACTATCTCTCAATGTATATGATTGGTCGCCGATCGCTCTTCCGATATAATTAGATGAATTTGGGTCTAGAGTTAAGTTTGAGTAAGACTCTAAGATAACCTTTCTCTTAATAGTATCATCGCCTCTTCGTAGAGATAAGTTGAAAGTACCTTTTGTTGGATTAACTGAAGTTACTTCCCAACGAATATTATTTCCGGATCCAGATAGCAATAAATGATTAGTACCAGGAGTGCCGGCATTGTTCATTTCATCGCCATCTGCTAGTGTTGTCAATGTAAAGGCATATGGGCCTCCCCCAAAACCGGAACTGGCTTCAGCGGATGGCACTGAAGATGTTGCAGGAGCATATGCACCATCCAATACCCGTACTACTGTCAACGTATCAGCATATTTAAGATACTCTTGAGCTACGTAGTTTGTTAGATATTTATATGAATTTTCTGATGCTCCAGAACCAGAAGTAAACTTTCCTCCAAATATTTGCAAGTACTCTGAATAACTTGATACAATCGTAGGAATTCCGGCTGGACCTTTTTGTGTTGGTCCTATTACTGCAGCTCCAATTGCTTGGATTCCTGCAGGAAGGAATGTCTGATCTACTTCGTTGGTAAATACACCAGGTGAGATAATTGTTTCGGCCACTATAATGCTCCTATATTAATAATGAAAATGATTCATTTATAAATATTGAAGTAATATAGTAAACAATCAAGATTGGGGTACAAACTCCCCAGTAGACAAGTCTAGTGTTCCGACACCGTACTTTGAACTTAATTTGGCAACCAAATCTTGTTCATCTTTAATAATACGTTCATATGAACTAATTAATTCAGACTCCCTATCTTTTAGCATTTGCTTATCAATTTGGACTAGACCGAGTTCGTATGTAGTATCGGCTACACGTTGTTGTAATGTTTTGATTTCTGCAATTTCTTGCTCTGTAAATTTTTTTGTTTCTGCCATAACTAATGTTTAAAATAAATATGTATTACTGTTGTTTGTACTGTAATTCTAACAAGGCTTTATATAACTCTTCAGCTGCTATTTCTATATGACGTGAAAAATCTTTATCTAATTTGAAACATGGATCTTGTATCATATAACGGCCGATCATATCATATAATAATCGTAATCGCACTTCCGCGTCATAGTATTGTTGTCGTTTTGGTTGTATCATATCACGGGTCATCTGTTACATTATCACCTGATTCTGTGTTTATAGGGGTTCCGTCGAATCCTCCTACTCTGTCTTTTATCACTCCTGTTCCTCCTGTTGAATCATCATCTGGATCATTACCGAATCTTGCATAGAACAGGATATTGATATACTGTTAATATCGGCATAATTATGTTCTTTCAAAATAATAGGTAATTCCTATTAATATAAATCTTTTTGCATTATAACCCGCATCAGCTTGCCAAGTTACATATACTTCATCTCCGGCGTTGAATGCATCACTATATGTTAAATTGAGAAATTCCCTGAGTTTTCCTGTACCATTAACAAAGACACCCGTGTGTGTTTGTATGTTATCACTTGTACCTGCCGCATTGTCAGTGAAATTTTTTCTGTATACTCTAAGAGTTATCGTATATGTCCCTGAATCATATCCTCTTGTATGCATCCTGATTCCCGTCAAAGTAGAGTTGTAAGGTACGATATGACCTGTCCTCTGATATTCAAGAGTAGGGAAATTGGTATTCCATGCTTCTGCATTCTCACCCCCAGTGAATGGGCTACGAACTCTTTGGCTAGTTTCGCTGATAGTATTTATACCACTACCCTGATCTTGTATAAAAAATTCACTAGGGCCAGTAGACCCAGTTGGTCCACCCGATCCTGTTGCGACTGTAAGATCGAATGTTGCTCCATCACCTTTAGTAAATGTAATCACATTACTACTTACCGAAGCTGTAGTCATGTATTCTAACAATGAACTAGATAGGCTCGGGAATCCACGTAATGAAATATCTCCGGATGCGCTTATATCACTTGAAGCTGTAACGGAAGCATTATATAATATCGAGTTCTGATTATATACGGCTAAATCGCTTCGAGCACCGTCACTAGTACCATTACCAATAATTACTAGCGCCGTAGTATTGCCATGAGTATTATACTGTCCGTGTACATGTTGATGTGATCCAGAGGCTACTGTTCCCTGACCTTCAGCGTGTGAATAATCTCCATCGGCTACCGTTCCCTGGCCTTCAGCATGTGATCCTAAACCATTCGCTTTAGTGCTTTTGCCTTCCGCATGCGAATAATCTCCAATTGCTTGTGACTGACCTCCTTCTGCATGTGATCCTGTTCCGCTAGCGACAGTTTCTTCTCCTTCCGAATGCGACCCTATTCCAGAAGCTATAGCCGACTGGCCCTCAGCGTGAGCTGCTTGTCCGGATGCTCTAGTACTAGACCCTTCAGTGTGTGAATATAACCCAGAGGCGCGCGTTCCGAATCCTTCGGCATGAGCTGCCTGGCCAGTCGCTAATGAACCCCATCCCTCAGCATGACCGTAATTGTTCTGTACGGAGGTACCGAATCCTTCTGCGTGTCCGGCTGTTGCATAAACTGCAGATGACGAACCTTCGGCATGGCCATACTTTCCTTCAATTAACGTATCACGCCCTTGAGCAAATCCAAAGTCTGTAGATACCAATGTATCTCTTCCTACTAGTAGTGATGCAGATATTATTACTTTGGAATTTGCAATATTACCGGCTTCTACTACTTGGTTCAAAGTCGGCGTTGATCCAGTATCAACAGTTACTCCAAATGTTGATCCATCACCTTTAGTAAATGTAATAACATTTGATGATATAGATGCTGTTGTTAATAATGAACTTGTATTTGTTGGAATGACATTTAGTGCATACGATGCAGTTGTTGAATAACTTGAAGATAACGAATATGAACTACTTAAACTATATGAACTTGATAAAGCATAACTTGATGAAGCTGGGGTTCCGTTTATCCAGACTCCTGAATTATAAACTAATGCTTCTCCATCTGTAGGTCCTGTAATTGAGACATCACTTAAATCATCTAAATTACTTACAGCAGAACCACCTCCCCCACCTTGACCAGATCCTCTAAATAATCCAGCAGGAATTATTTTATTATCGCCTGTATTTGTTATATCTGTTGTATTACTCTTTAGGACGAGAAATCCAACAAAAGTAGTAAAATCAAATGTATCCCCTTCTGTGAATGAATCTGAGGAAAGATCCGCTAAAGCAGTATTATAGTCAGGATAGATAGTTTGACCATAATAAATATATAGTACTCCTGTTTTAGGATCTGAGTATGCTCTTTGAATTGTCCAGTCATTGTTTGAAACTGAGCCAGTTACTCCAGTTCCTGGATCATAAAACCCAGGCCTAAGTGAGGTGTATAAATTCCCTCCATTTGTATCAAATGCAGCTCCAGAACCTGATCTATAAACATAGGCTATACTGGCGGTTGCTTGGGCATTTGTTGTTATAGTTGAAGGTAACTCAGGGTCATTTTCATAAAACCCTCCATGTATAAAAGATTGACCTGATCCAACTGATAATCTCAAACTACCTGCCTGACCAGTAATTCCATATCCTGATATTTTCAAAGGTCCAAATACATCAACAAATGTTGAAATTTGAGATATTTGGCCATAGGCAGTTTGAACTTGACCTCCAAATGCTGATACTTGGGTATAATCAAAATGACCTACAGATCCTAACGGAATATAATCGTGATATTGGTCATTTGTAAATCTGCTTGATTGTTGTTGTAAATCACCATTTTGATCGATATATAAGTAAGTTACCTGCTGAGTGGATATGTTTGAAACACTCTGACTAATATTAGACCAATTAACATAGGTTATTATAGGTGATATTTCCTGATTAGTTGTAGCATTGTGATCAACTATTATACCACTACCAGATGACACAAAAACTGTACTACCTGAATAAGTAACTACCCCACCAAATAACAATCCTGTGTTTACTACTCCTTCAACCCATTTCCATTTTATTAGATTTCCATTTTGGCGGATATATAAATCATACCCTAAAGATGTATTAGATGCACTTTGAAATAATGCAGTTGAATCTAAATCAGTACCTGATGGATCTGGGTCTTCAGATGGATCTAATTTTAGACTACCTGAAACTGTAATACGATCGCTATCAATGACTAATACATTACTTCTAGAAAATTGGTCAATACCGTTACCTATTATAAATAACGAGCTATCATTTGCTACATTATATGTGCCAAAGACTGCCTGGTGGGATCCGGATGCTATTGTGCCAACGCCTTGGGCGAATGAATAGCCCCCGTGGGCTACAGTCTGTTGGCCTTGTGCATGCGATCCTACGCCCCTGGCTATTGTAGTAGCGCCTTCTGCATGTGAATGGTCTCCTATGGCTTGTGTCTGGCTTCCTTCTGCATGAGACCCTATGCCTACTGATTTGTTTTCAAAACCGAATGATCCTACGCCTTCTGCATGCGAATATTGGCCGATAGCTTGTGTAAATCCTCCTTCGGCATGGGAATATGACCCGCTAGCATTTGTAAAGAAGCCATGTGCTCTCGAACCAATACCACTTAATGTATTAAACTGTCCTGTTATTAATGATCCGGTAATTATAATGGAAGCTGATGTCTGATTACCTCTACTTGTAACATCTTGTAATGTATCAGTCGATGGGCCAGAGCCTCCTCCAGATCCAGTTGCGACTGTTAATTGGAATGTGCTACCATCACCTTTAGTGAATGTTAATATGTTTGAAGCAACTGACCCAGTGACCATAAACGAGCCTGTTGGCTGTACTGGTCCTGCCGGCCCTTGCGATCCAGATGGTCCGATCGGGCCTTGCGATCCAGATGGTCCTTGCGATCCAGATGGTCCTTGTGATCCGGATGGTCCTTGCAACCCTGCTTGGCCTTGAGGGCCTGGTATTTTTACATGGACAATATTAGTAAGTTGCTGAACTGTATTAACAGTACGGTCACATCGGTTATCAGTTACAAGTACTTGTCGTTGTACATTATTAATGATAACTGTATTCTTATCGCGATTAACATCGATAATTCTTGTATTACAGTTTCTAGATGCCATTAGTAAGTTGGTCCTAAGGTTACATTCTTAGATAACCGAATCTTTCCTTCTAATATTCTATAAACTGTCGGCACTGCATCGCCAGACGCTATTTCTAAATCGTATACCGCCTCTCCAAAATCTAACTGCGATGAAGATGCCGCGGATATATAAATTCCAATTGTCCCCAATGTTGGAGAATTGGTTCCGGAACTACCGCTCATGTTCAAGCCAGTACCATCTGATGTCAAACTCGATGAAAGTGTTAACAATACAGTAGAACTACCAACATTAGGACGTAATTGCATCCGAGCTTGATAGCCTGTTAAATCAATAGCATTAGAACCAGAATCTTTGTAAGCCACTTCTAAATCTAAAGTAGCTCCTTGTTCTATAACAAACGAATATAGTCCGGCTGGCATAGTCGTATCCTTTTAAATAAATATGAAAAAGAAGAAGGATTATCCAGGATTAATTAGCCCAGTACCATCCGATTCATTACCGAATACAACCTTCTTAGGAGAAAACCTTTTTTGTAAATTCGATGCCTGTAATTCATATGGCATTAATAATGTACCTTTCACCTCTGCCGGGAGTGTTGCTCTTACAACTCTATCTTCTCCAGCTACATTTGTAGTCTCTATTGATACATCTCTTAAATAAGTCGGGAACTTGAAAGTAGTTCCATATGCAAATCCATTAGTAGGTACTATCTGTTCTATCACTGCATTTAACTGTTCCGTATACTCTGTCCATATTACGAACTCATATGATACATTTACGAATTCCGGGACGGGAGAGATATACAATTCTCTACCTCTACTAGTATTCTGTAATACTGATAATCTGCTATACCTATTATTCTTTGTATACTTATTCTCAAAAACGTAATTGTTCGAGTCGGGGTTCTGATTCACCCCCAATGCTTTAAGTTCGTCTCGTTCTACCAAATTAGTTCTACGAATAGAAAATACTGGAGTCATTACTTTTCCTTTTCTATCTCGCATAAAACCTCGAGCTTGTACTTGAGCCCACTTCTCTCCATTAGCCCACATCACCGGAACATCTATCATTTGCCCGTTCTCTTTAATCTGCGGACGGATGACATCACGTATGTATGAGAATATAGCAAAGTCGATATCTTCGATTGTAATTTTTGGAGTCCGGATAATATCATTATCACGACGAACTTCGTTAGCCCTGTTAGTTTTTGGGTCATTACTATATGAAGATTGGGTTTGTTTTAACTCTTTCTTTGCCATTATAAGTTCTTAGGTATTACATTAGATTTATTCTGACCTGAACGAACTTCTTGAATATTCAATCTGTTACGCCTTGTCAAATGGGCCGTTACATTAACAGCTACAGACAAACCAAATTCTTTTCTATCATTTAAAGTGAATCCTAAATCTGTCGATGGATTCTTGCCGGCCCAATACTGTGATGAGCCCACCGTATCAATTTCATAGAACTCATTATCAAATTCAATTACATCGCCTTCTTTTAAAACAATGTTTTCATTGACTAAATCGTCACGAATAAATCCAAATGTAGCTGTCCTATTCTGATCGTAAATTTCTGTACTATCAAATACTTTATCATCCTTCCCGATTAAAGCATTAATTCGTATTACTGGCTGGTATACTTTTGTATCTGACTCATCATATATGTTGGCTTTAGTATCATCTAAACTTAGAATGTAGATTCCTACTTCCATATCGATATAGTCATTGATTAACTCTCGATTAATAGACTTAACTAATTTCGCATCTCGTTTTGATCCATATAATGCCATCTATCATCCAATGTATATTTTAGTTGGAATCTTAGCAAGCTGTTGTTGCATGGATTCTGCCTCTGCCTGTTTACGTTCCAATTGTGCTTGCCTTGACATTGAGTCTAGTATCTCTTTAAGTTCTTCGATAAGTGCTTGCTTTTCGGCTTCTGCAGCGCTCACTAACTGATCACCATTCAATGTTATTTCAGCATTCGGTATTGGAAGCGACGAATACTTACTACGAACATAACCTAGCATCTCTTTTGCTAACGCTAATGTGTATCTTCTAATCCATTGCTTTCCAACTGCATTAATAGTCTTGTAAGTAATTGATTCATATGGAACATTAGAAAAATCAGATACCGTACCAGTAGTTCCCTTTAACGCATTAGCCCTATCAGCTTTAAGTATATATTGGAAGTATACCTTTCTGAAATTCGTTCCATTTGGTATTGGGAAGAATCTTATTCTATTATTAATAAGCTCAAACGTAAATGCTGACTTACGTATTTGGTCATTAAACTCGATAGCCTGGACTCTTAATGCGTCGAAGTATACTGGCATCATCATAAATGAAACTGATGTAGAAAGTCCTCCCCATCCGAATCCATCTAACATTTGTTGCGTCCCTAAGCCAGAACCTGCATACGGATCAAAATAACGTACGATTGCCGGCGGTGCGGCATGGAACACTCGTTTAATTTCAATATCATCTACTCCCGGGGTTCCTTGTTCAAATGTCACGCTGCCAGTATCAGTCAAGTCATACATTTGTTGGCTAGAACTAATTGTGATTGACCCCGTATAATAAGTAACATTTCCTCCGGAGCCGGCTTCTGTCCCATATTCCTTTGCCAATTCGATTAAACCGCCAAAATTAGGAGATACTGTTCTTCCTGATAAATTTGTCGATGAGCCTGTACTAGACCCGTACAAGTTAAGCATGTTATCTCGTATATTGAACGTATTGAGCTGAGCTCCATATTCTGATACAGCCTCTTCGAAACATGCAAAGAAATTACAATCTTGTAGTTCTATATCCGTTATTGGATATCCTAGTCTTTTTGCTGTCCATTCAGCGACTCTCGGAGCGTCATACTGAAATTGAAGATCGTTATCATATAGTTCAAATGGAGTATCCCCTGGAAAGAAAGATGATGAACCAGGCCATACTATAATATCAGTTGCCATACGAGCAATCCTTTATAATAAATATACAGATCAAGCATATAGCAGATCTAATAATTCATTCACTGCTTCGTGTCTATGTGAGTCTGTAAGATTACATCTATAAACGCTATTTGATACTAATAGCTTAGATACATCGTGTATAGCCGAGTGGTTTTTATCTCGCAAATCAATTTGTTTTGAATCACCACAAAACATCATTTTTGAATTCTTACCAAGTCGACCGATGGCCATGGCCAACTGCGATCTGGTTAAGTTCTGACATTCATCTACTATTACAATTGAATCATCAAATGTACGTCCTCTAAAATGAGCTAACGATACTAATTCAATTTCATCTGATGTTTCTAACTGAGTCAACTTCTCTTGTTTGTTGTATACCTTGCGCATATTCGATCTGATCGGAACTAGCCATGGCTCCATCTTTTCATTTGCATCGCCGGGTAAGAATCCGTTATCTTCTGTAGAAACAGTTGGTCTTGTAATTACAATTTTGTTGTATTGTCTTTTAAAGAACATATCAAGGGCAATCTGAACTGCTAATAATGTTTTACCAGTTCCTGCTGCACCCAAAATAAAATTATACGGATGTTTTAATATTTCAGCCTTAGCTAATTTCTGTTCTTCTGATAATATGATTGAAAATCGAACATTGCCTTTTGGAGGCGTCTTCGCCTTATTCTCTGCCTTCGCCATACACGTCAAATAAATGATTTATTATAAATATCGTAACCGGACAAGTAGATGTAAAAAAAGGGAGACCGAAGCCTCCCCTTTTTAATAATCAATTAAACTCGATTATATAGTCTCTAGTCCGTGGACAAAGACCTTACCATAGAACTCAGGACGAGTGATCTTCTTAGCATAACGAGTCATCACACCTTTACGTGGAGTGAAGTCTTCCGGGTCATGCAATAGAGGAGTCATGATCAACGGAATATATGGAGAATAAACAGCTCCTGTTTCTAGGAACTGAGATCCACGGTATCCCATCAAAATAACGTTCTCAGTCATGTAAGGGTTCTTATACACTTGGAACCTACTGTTGATAGATCCAACTTTCTGAACACCCATTGCGAACTGCATCTTATCACCGTCAGTGTCTGCAGCATATCCAGGAATAGATTCTAGGATTGTTGCCACTGTTGGAGAACATACAAGGAAGTTAGCTCCGCCTCTTAGAGTCAATTGGTGAATCTTGTTACTTACCTTTTGGATCTTAGTTCCAAGAGTCTGGAACCATGTTCCTTGGTTGTATGCTTGAGCTGCTGTTGCGCCGGCACTGAACGTGTTCGTTGCAGCATTAAACTCATATCCAACACGTGCTGACCACTTATCAGTTGTCTGTGCATTCTGGATAAGCATGTCTAAGATTTCCAAATCAATTTCTTGCGAAACATATTCAGAAAGCATGCTTGTCAATTCTGCTTCAGCATCAATTGAGTGATAAGCATTCAAGTCCTGAGCAAATTCAGGAGACCAAATAGCCTTAAGCTTTCTAGTCTTAGCAACGATCGGTTCAGATCTCATCTCAAGGTTGATCTCTGGAATCGAAAGTGAGTTAGTAGTTGCATCACCTACAGTATCTTCATAATCACCACGAGTGATATCAGTTGGCTGCTTAGCATACGCAACTTTAAATGAAGGTGTACCAGTGATAGAGTGTACCAAGAATTCTACATGAGAACCATTTTCGGTTGTTCTTGTAAATTCTGGGAACACATTAAATCCTGCTCCAGATCCTGATAGGTTAAACGATCTAACACCGTTAATATCATAATTTGTAAGTGAAGCGGATGGAATAGATACTACATGGAATACGTTTCCAACAGCTGCTGCTGAAGCAGAGAATTCAGAATTGTAGTTCGTGAATGCTTGGAACGCTGCATCATCCATTGATGTTGCTGCAGT